GAGCCGTACGATGTTCCTGAGATGGTGAACATCCGGTACTTCAGCTGGCAGAAGCCCAGCATCGAGCAGTGGGAATCGCTGTACAACAGCACCAAAGAGGGTCCGGTTCTGTCGTACTCGCAACGGCTGATTCTCGGTGCGGTGAACTTCGAGGGTTCCCCCGCTGAGCACATGCTGAAGCAGGCAGGCATCCTCGAGAAGGTGCAGGCCGAAGCCGCTGCCGCTGCCTGCCGGAAGGCGAGGATGCTGAGGCTGAGATGCTCCAGCACGAGGAAGAGGAAGTGAAGGCCGCTGTGGTGAAGAAGGCCGCCTCCGCCCTCCCGAAGGTTCCGAAACGCGTCCTGGCCGTGCCTGAAGATGACGAAGAGTGACCTGCTCAAGCAGATCGCCGAGTACGAGGGTCCGGGTATCGTCCCGGACCAGGTACCCGGACGGGTCTTGATCCTCGATGGCGATGGGCTGTGTTATGACGCAGCCTACACCGTCGAGACCCTCGATGCCGGAATCCTGCACATCCAGTCGGCGGTGGCCAGTCTTATGCGAATGACTGGCTGCACAAGTGCTCGGGTACACCTGACTGCCAAGGACAGCAAGAAGGCAGGCAGGCTTGAAATCCGGGCCTACAAGCCCTACCAGGCCCACCGTAAGGGGAAGCCAAAGCCCCCCTTGCTTGAGCCGCTCAGAGAGGCCATTACGGGCCTGCAAACGGCATCCACTGCTGTGTCGTACCACCTGCACCATGATGTCGAGGCGGATGATGCGATCGTCATGGATTCGGAGCGTCTCGGACAGCAGGGTTTGGTGGCCTCTGTGGACAAAGACCTGCGCCAGGTCCGTGGCCCCTACCTGGACATGAGCACATTCGAGATTGACAATGGTGCCGGTCCTGGGTGGCTGAAGCTGGTGCGGACATCTGCAGGGGCCTGGAAGCTGATCGGCCGTGGGATGGTGTTCTTCTGGGCACAGATGCTCATGGGCGACGCGGCTGACAACATCCAGGGCCTGGCCCCGGCACCCGGTAAGACACGTGCCTGCGGCCCTGCCAAGGCTTTCAAGCTGCTGGAAGAGGCCAACGAGGCTGATGCTGCACGGATCGTGCTGGAGTGCTACCGGGAGATTGGCCAAGACCCACTGCCAGAAGCACATCTGCTGTACCTTCTCAGACATCCTGATGACAACGTTTTGGAGTACCTGAATGGACTCGAACTTCCCCCAGAACTCAAACGATACCTCGAAGACTGCCGAGCCGGAGAGCCCCACGATGCGACGTCGTAACAACAAGAAGTGGGAACTGGAGTTTATGCTGGAGTGGTGCACTGCCCGCATCAATGCAGGCGACTCCATCGAAGAGGTCACCGAGGCTTACCTGAACGCGTTCCCGGAGACTTATCTGTGACAGACGAGACTCCCAAGAGGCGTATCAAGCTGCCGCGAAGCCAGATGGAATCGTTCCAGCGAAAGCTTTGGATCGAGCAGGGTAAGCTGTGCGCCATCTGCCAGAAGCCCATTGACCTGTCGGTGAAAGGCGAAGGTGTGTTGGACCATGACCACGATTCAGGGTGGATCAGGGGTCTTCTGCACAGGTCATGCAACGCTGCTGAAGGCAAGGTGGCCAACGCCGCTGCCCAGTGGGGTGCCAAGGCCACCGACTACCAGAGCATCATCAAGTGGCTGACACAGCTGTTGGCCTACTACGACAAACCCCATCAGAAGTTCATCTACCCGTACCACGAGGACAAAGACAATGAAGGCCGTTCAGCACGCAAGACGCGCACTCGCCAAAACTCGGCAGCTTCCCGTGCCCGAAAACTTCTGGCCCAGCGTCGTGCAAGACGGGCCGAAGATTCTGGTGCTGGACATCGAGACGAGCCCGATGCTGGGCATGACGTTCGGGATGTATGACCAGTCCCTGTCCCTGAAGCATGTGCTTCAGCACTCGGGCATCATCAGCTACTGCGGCATGTGGCTTCATGACGGCAAGCCGTTCTACCAAGACCTACGGGATCGGGACCCATATGACGACAAGGAGCTGGTCGAGCAGCTGTACACCCTGCTTGACACCTGCGATGTCCTGGTGACGATCAACGGCAAGAAGTTCGATGTCCGGAAGATTCACTACCGGTGCATTGCCCATGGCCTGGGCCGGCCCAGCAACTACCAGCACTGCGATGCCCAGCGCCTGTCCAGGACTTACAGCATGCCGGACAGCCACAAGCTGGAGCACATCTCCAAGATTTACGGACACAGCCACAAGGAAGGCCATGGGAAGTTCCCGGGCATCGAGCTGTGGCGTGAGTGCCTTCAAGGAAACATCGAAGCCTGGAAGGAGATGGAGACGTACAACAAGCAGGACGTAGTGGCCACGGCTGAAGTGTACAAGAAGATTCGTGGCTGGGGTTACCCCGGTGTGGACCTCTCGAAGTTCTACGCCGACCAGAAGCGGTGCCCCCACTGTGGTGGCCAGCAGGTTCAGCGCATCCCCGGCGATGTACACATGCAGGTCAACAGCTACAGACAGTACCGCTGCATGGGATGCCAAGGCATTCTGCGTGGTAATCGTTCCATTGCAAGCAACAAAGAGGATACCGGATATGTCCGCATCGTATGATCGTAAGTGGGAAGACATCTTCTATGATGAGCTGGCCGTGTGCGCTGAGACTGGTGCGGTAGGTCTCATGAAGGAGCGGTACCATAGGCGGAAGCAGGCATTCGCCGAGCTGTGGGCTGGGTCCGACCACTGGGATGTGGTCAAGGCCAAGCTGGATAGAATCTACAGGGAAGTCAAGCAAGACTACAGGATCGAGTGATGAACTTCGAAGAACTGCGAGCAGCAGAGCGAGTTCGTGAGATCACAACCGACCACGAAGCCCGCACGAAGGCATTGGAGAAGCTCAGCGCCGACATGGACGCTGGCCGGTCGGACTACGGCGCTGCCCGTGTCTGGCTGGCCGTGCACCACAGCACGGTGCTGGAAGCCCTGAAGGTGGTGTTCCAGGACATCGGCAGACGGGACTGGCGGTACCGTCTGTACGAGCGTATCGGCCTCTCGGAAGTGGCTGCCATCGCCATGACCACCCTGCTGGAAGTCACCGTCCCCCACGGTGGCAGCCATACCCTGGCTGGGTACCTGGTCAGGACTGGCCGGAACATCCAGGACGAGGAGAACGTCGGCCTGTACCGTGAGGCGTTCCCCCTGGACTTCGAGGACTCTGCCGAGCAGTCCCGTGTCGGTCGGAACATGGTGATGAAGGATGCCCAGAAGAAGCTTGGCTCGATGCTCTCCAGCCGATCCTCGAAGGAGCTGGCACAGCTGGGGTTCTGGTGCTACGTGGCCATGGACAGCTGTGGTCTCCTGCGCACCCTGAAATACCCCCGCAAAGCCACGAGAGTGGCCCTGGAAGGCGATGTCCTGCAGTTCCTGGGGGATTACCTTGACAGCGATCTGGATCGCGTCTGGAACCGCCAGGAGAGCCGGATGCTGGCACCGCCTGATCCGTGGACGAACAGCATGGATGGTGGGTACCTGACCCCGGCCCGGAAGGAACAGGCCCCCCTGCTGAAGCTCCACAGTGTCAGGAAGAGTCTGCGTGAGGAGTGGGACCAGAACTGGTCAGCCCAACGGATGCCCAAGGTGTTCGCTGCAGTGAACTATCTGCAGTCCACTCCCTTCACAATCCACGAACCCACAAGGAAGGCCATAACGGCCCTCTGGGACGCTGGAGGTGGTACCCTGGGTGTTCCCCTTACCCGACCCCCGATCGAGCCGCCATGGCCCTGGGAAGGGGCTCAGCGGCCGGATACGGAGGAAGCGAATGCGCTGTTCCACGAATGGAAGGTCAAGAAGGCGAAGTGGCACGTCCAACACGCCGAATGGCTGCAGCGTGTTCGTGAGGTAGGCGGACTGATCCAGGCCACCCGGGACATCGGGAAGCCGATCTGGTTCCCCATGTACCTGGACTACAGGGGTCGGATGTACTACAGGGGCATCCCCAATCCCCAGGGCACGGACATGGCCAAAGGCGCCATCCACTTCTGGGAGAAGAAGCCCCTGGGTAAGCGTGGTGTGTACTGGCTGAAGGTGCACATCGCCAACAGCTACGGATACGACAAGGCCCGGAACGATGCCCGAGCAAGGTGGACTGATGAGCACTGGAACGACATTGAACGGGCTCTTGATTGCCCAGCCGATGCTCCCGAAGTTTTCGGGGATGCGCCTTGGCAAATGTTCTCTGCGGCTTGGGAACTCCGTGAAGCCTACCGCTCAGGAGACCCCGAAAGCTACCTCTGTGGAGTCCCATGTGGCGGCGATGCCACCTGCAGTGGCTTACAGCACTACTCAGCCCTCCTCCTCGACGAGCACGGGGGGCCTATGGTCAACCTGGACAACGGTGACGGACTTGGGAACAAGGCAGACATCTACACCGGAGTCAGAGACTGGGCCGTACGTGCTCTAGAAGCCGATTACAGCCCCGTAGAGCGTTCGGACGATGGTACTGGTGTCATCACCCTACCCAGCGGAGAAATCGTCTCCAAAGACCTGTACGAGGCGCGTAGGGCCACTGCCACGTGGTGGCTTGGGCGGGACATCACTCGGAGCATGGCGAAGAAGCCTGTGATGACCTATTCATACTCGGCAACCACACGGTCAGCCGGGGAGCACGTCTTCAATGAGCTGGTCGAAGAGTTCAAGAAGACTGGCGGGCAGTTCCGGATGAAGGGTGAAGGTTTCCGGGACAGTCTGTTCCTGGGCCGGTACCTGTTCCGTGGGGTTGAGTCGAAGTTCCCTGGTGCGGCCCGGGCCATGGACTGGCTGAAGGGTCTGGTGAAGTCCTGTGGGGACAAGCCCACCAGCTGGACCACACCGTCAGGCTTCATGGTCTACCAGGATGTGCGGAAGGACAAAGCGGAGCAGCTGAGGCTGTATGCCCGACAGGAGCTGTTCAAGGTGGTGGTCCAAGGGGCGGTAGACGAGACCGATCCCCATGGCACGGAGATGGCCATGGCCCCCAACGTCATCCACAGCCTGGATGCCAGCCACCAGGTGCTGACGATCCACCGGATGATAGAGCAGGGCCTGAGCTTCATGGGCGTCCATGACTGCTTCTATACCCATGCGGGTGACATGGACTACATGCACCGGGTACTTCGGGAGGAGTTCGTGGCCATGTACTCCGGCGACTTCCTGCGCCAGCTCCGGGACCAGCTGAACCCGGAGTATGAAGACCCCCCAGAGCAGGGCGGCTTCGATCTTGGCCAAGTCCTTGATTCGGAGTTCTTCTTCTGCTGACACAAGGCCCATCCGGGGTTCAGGCCCTGGGTGGGCCTTTGTCGTTTGTAGACCAGGCCCAAACTGGATGCCCACTAGTAGGAGAAGAAATCCGATTCCAATCCTTCACTGATCATCCACCTGTGGCTTCACAGCCACAAGTAGGTGCCCAGTAGTAGGAGAAGAAATCCACTCGGAACTGTTCAACGTTGTAGCGTTTCGGCGCCAGACGCGTTGGGCAGGGGTTCGCCCCCCTGATCCTCCCCGACCTTGACCGTTCGGCCCCCATACCGGTCTTGGTCCCAGTCCCAGCGATAGCTCACCTTATCCGCACGTGGTGTATGTGTTGATGATGTATGCTGTTGTACCGGTTCAGACCCGGTGCTTCCTGGTGTTGACCTCCTGTCCTTCTCTATCAGACCCAATCCCGGGTTCTGGATTGAAGGGTACCTTACGGTACCTGCACAGTGTGGTACTGTCCTTGTGGACGGTTAAGACATAGCCATGGAGTAAGGATAGATCACCTATCAGGTGCTCATCAGTGTTGTTCTCTTCTGTACGGTGTTGTACCAGGACTGTACTATCCTTGTGTCTATGCTCTTGTAGGCATACACAAGGATAGTGTTTGTCTTGTTATATACCACAGCGGAAAGGATAGACTGAGCGGGTTCTGGTACGGGGAAGGAAGGGGGCGCGTTTTATATATATAGAGGGGTCTGAAGACAAGCGCTAAGTGCTTGATTTTAAGGGGTTTTTTCTGTCAAAAATGGTGTCTTGCTCAGAGCTCGCACAGATTGTGAAGATTGTGAAGGCGGCTAAGTGCTTGATTCCATTGAAGATTTCGCATTGTGGAACAGGATCGAGGGCTGCTGCCCATCCCGGCCAAGGATCAGGCCGAACTGGGTGCCTAGTAGTAGGAAGAGGACCCAATCCCGATGAACCTGAACTACCACTACAACTCCCCCGAGTGGCTGACCCTGACAGGGATAGCCTGCAACCTACTGACTGAGGCGAGAAGCCGGTACCCGAGGTGGGCAGAGTCATGGACCGATGACGAACACTGCCAGTACCTCGAAGCACTCCTGCTGGAAGACTGTGACCAATGGGTGCTTGTGGCTGTGGATGACAAGACTGAGGAAGTCACGTCCATGGCTATCGTGACCAAAGACATCGATGCCCACGTGGGGCACTGCTTCAGTGTCCTTGCGAACTTCAACCGGACCGACGCTGTGGATACACGCTTCCAGCGGTACGTACACCGGTTCGTTCAGCGACTGTCCCGGGATGCCCAGCGTCCCTACTACTGCTACACACACATGCTCCCTGATGGGTCTGGGTGTGTGACCAAACACATGAAGGTACCCTCATGAAGAGCAAACTCATCCGGAAGCCACTGCACGCGGTAGCCAAGCCTCTTGGGCTGTCTGGCGTGACCGACCAGCTCACGGGCATGGCCAAGCCGCAAGTCCCTGACGCTGCTACGGCGGCTGCCAACAACGGGCCCTCGCCTGTCGAGCAGTCCCAGATCGCGGCCAACAACGCCATCGCTGCGGCGCAGCAGGCGGCCACGAACCTGCAGCGGAACTTCTCCCAGAACCTACAGAACCAGAACGTGTCCCAGGTGGTCCCCGGCGGTGATGCTGCTGTGACCAGCTCTGGTACCTCTGATCCACGCCGGAAGCGTGGTCTGCAAGGCGTCTGGTCTTCACTTGGATTCTGAACCATGTCTGGCACGTACCTCACCCCAGATGCCGCCTTCACCGAGCTGCAGGATGGCGCTGCGCTGCAGGCGGCCAGAACATACGCCAAGTATACCATCCCGTCCCTCGTACCACGCCAGGTAGAGGTCGGGACGCGGGAGTCTACACGTACGTGTGCTCCCAGCATCGGAGCTACGCTGGTGAACAACCTCGTAGCCAAACTCGTTGATCTCCTCTTTCCCGTCCAAACGCCCTTCTTCTCGCTCTCATTCTCCCCGGAGATGATAAAGCGGATTCAAGATGATGGCCTGATATCGCAGGCTGAGGCTGAGGACAGGCTGGTGGAGTTGGCGAGGGCAGCCAAGAGACGTCTTGATGCCAACCAGGGACGGGCCAGGATGATGCTGGCCCTGTCCCACCTCATCATTGCAGGGAACTGCGCCATCCACAGAGACCAGAAGGCGAACACGCTTCGGGTGCTGGGGATGGGGAACTTCGTGGTCCAGCGGGACAACATTGGTCGTGTGATCCAGGCCGTGGTCAAGGAGCAGAACTTCTACAAGGCCCTGCCCCCGGACATCAAAGAGGCCCTGGCAGGCACTGGGAAGTCCTACAACGATCGATCGAAGGTGGACATGTACCAGTGGGTTGACCTGGAGTGGAAGCCAAAGCAGGCTGGCTACAGGGTCTCCTACTGGGTGGACTCAGTGCAGTACAAGCCGTCGGAGTGGTACCCCGAGAAGACCTGTCCGTGGTTCTTCCCGGTGTGCAACCTGATCCCGGGCGAGCACTACGGCCGTGGTTACGTCGAGCACTACGGCCCTGACTTCCAGATGCTGGCCGAGCTGTCGGCTGCCCAGCTGTCCTACGCGCTGAAGATGCTGGAGGTGCGGTGGTTCGCTGACCCCGCCTCGGGTACTCGGATCGATGACCTTGCCAAGTCCGTGGATGGGTCTGTCCTGTCCGGTGCTCCGAACATGGTAGCCCCTGTGGAGCTGCCTGGGGGCCAGAAGCTGGCGGTAGTCATGGACCTGGTCCAACAGGCCCTGCTGCGACTCCAGAAGCCGTTCATGTACACCGGAGAGGTTCGCGCAGCGGACCGAGTGACCGCCTATGAGCTTCAGCGGGATGACCGGGAAGCCGGCCAGCTCCTAGGTGGCGTGTACAGCACCTTGGCATCGGAAGTGCAGGAACCCCTGGCTTACCTTCTGGTATCAGAAGTAGACAAGGCTTTCGAAGTCCATGTCATATCAGGGAACATTCAAGCGTCCGTCGTGACGGGGAGTCCTGCCCTTGGCGCCAGCACTGAAGTCGATTCGCTTCTCGAAGCAACGCAGCAGATTGCAGCGGCTATACCTGTCGCTCAGCTTGACGCTCGTGTGGATTCTAAGCGAGTGGTTGATGTGATCCTGCGTGGGAAGTCCATCCCGCCCAGCCTCATCATGTACACACCGGAAGAGCAGCGTGCCAACGAAGAGGCCGCAGCTGCACAGCAACAGGCCCAGGCAGCCCAGCTTGAAGCCTCAACCGCGGTGGATCAAGCCGCAGCACTTGGACAAGTCTTAGGACAATGAGCGTAACTCTGACACAAGACCAGGTCTCTGCGATCCTGCAGGGCGTACAAGCTATCGCCAGTGCCCTCCAGAGCCCCGCAGAGGCCCCTCAGAGCGCTCCGGAACCCGAGGTGGTGCAATCACCTTACCTCGGGTACGAAGAGCGTGTAAGCCCTTCTGGGGCCTTTGCGATGCGTACCTACGTGAACACGGGGGCAGCACCGAACTGGGATAACCAGGATTCGTCCCTGACCGTCAACCTTGCCGGCCTGCCGGCTCATGCCGTTTCTACGTTTGGAAACCTCTATGTCCAATGAAGACCTCGAACTCGACACAGCTCCGGAGACAAGCAGCGTTCCGGAGAGCCCAGACGTTGCTCCGGTTGCAGAGCCTCAGCCTGCTGCACCCCAGCCTGCGGCTGAACCGCAACGGGAAACTCTCGGTAAGCTTGAAGTACCTGGCAAGATCGCTGGATACTCGACCCGAGACGTTGATCCTCTGACCAGCTCCCTGCTGCAGTCCCTCGTGGCCATGACTCCTGGTGTGAACCTGGATGAGATCATGGGCGACGCCTTGGACTACCTGGACCCTAGCCGGATCAACGAGCATACGCTGAATCGGCTCCTGCCTGGCCGTAGTGCTGCTGTGAAGGGTATCATCACCCAGATCATCGACAGCGTAGGCAAGCACTACGAAGGGACCGTCAACGGTATCCTGAACAAGTTCGGTGGCCAGGAGTCGTACCAATCGTACCATCAGCAGTTCACCCAGCACGCACCGAAGTCCATCCAGGACCAGGTCCAGCAACTCTTCGACAAGAAGACCGTCAAAGGAGCCGAGCAGGCAGCTCAGATCATGTTCGATTTCGTCCAGATGGCCGGCCTGGTGCCGGATGGGACTGGCAAGACCACCCCAGTCAATGTGAACCCGGTTCCAGCGGGTGGTGGCAACAGCGTTGGCGCAGGTACCTCGTACGCCGAGATGAAGGAAGCCCTTCACAAGGCCCTGAATGAGGGTAAGCTGGACGCTTTCGACTTCAACGAGGACAGTGAGCAGCTGCTGAAGACCATCCTGGCCCAGCGGGTACGTGGCAAGGCCCAGGGTCGCCCAGGCAACCTTGCTTCGCGTGACATCAACAGGCACTGACATGGCATACATCATCATCAAGGCCAAGGACCAGGCCGTTCCCCGCAAGACCGGGGGTCTCAGCCGGGAACAGGCCAGCGAGTTCATCACGAGCATCAACCCAAAATCGTCCGACCTGAACGCCCAGTTCAAGGAAGTGTACGAAGCCCGCCATTACGGTAAACTCTCGGAACAAAGGAGCCGATAACCATGGCATTCTACTCGAACCAAGAAGCAAACTCCCGTGCACACTGGGCTGGCGCCAACGCGTCGGTCGATGTGCACAACGAAATGCTGGAAGCACTGATCGAACACGGTGTTCGGCAGAACTCCCAGTTCACGCAGAACAAGTGGACCCAGGTGAAGTACACCGAGGGTAACACGAACACGATCGGCCACCGGATGATCGGCGGTACCACGACTGGTGTCCGCCAGTACGGTGAGCTGCTCGAACCGAAGCGCATTGTGAACGAGAAGGTCATCATGAAGGTTGACCGGGCCGTTTACACGCAGGTCCAGACTGACTTCTTCGATGACTGGACGGCCCCGTCCTTCTCGGTGGAGTATGCTGCCGAGGCTGGTCACGCCCAGGCCAAGGAGTATGACACCCTGCACATGCGGATGCTGATCAAGGCCCCGAGCTGGGCTCCCCCGGCTTCGCTGACCACCCGCTTCCCGGTGGGTCAGGCCACGAACATGAACGGCTACAACGCCCTGACTACTCGTGAAGCCAAGGCCAAGATGATCGCCGATCAGCACAGCGAGGCCATCCTGCGTCTGACGAAGAACGACATTGACCGTTCTGGCCTGATTACGCTGGTGTCCCCGGACATCTATCACGTGCTGTCCTCGTACTGGGATGGTCAGAACGCCTTGTGGCAAGCCACGGGTGCAGTAAACGATGCTGCTCGTCGTAAGCTGGTGCACCTGAACGGCATCCCTGTCTACGAGACGAACCTGTTCCCGACTGGCGCTGTTGCTAGCAGCCCGATGGGTGCGCAGTTCAACCTGTCGTCCGATGAAGCCCGTGGCCAGATCGTGATCTTCGACCCGCGCAAGGTGCTGATCACCCCGACGGCCAAGGAGCTGTATGGATTCACCGAGACGTTCCCGTCCCAGCTGCACACCCTGATGACCACCATCCGGATGTTCAACGTGGGTCACAAGAACGGCGGCTCGGTGCAAGTCCTGCGCCCGGCAGCCTGATGTAGTGTAACCACCCTGGCCCCTTCGGGGGCCGGGGCTCTTCCAATGAGACTATGGACTTCCTCGTAGCCGTCAACACGGTGCTCAATCGTCTCGGTGAGGACTCTGTGGCCTCATTGGACGAGTCAAACTCTTCAGTACCTACTGTCCTGCCCCTGTTCGAGATGTACAAGGAGCAGCTGCTACAGCAGGGCTGGTACTTCAACAAGTTCCAAGTCGAGGTACACAAGGACATCGTGTCCAATGGGTACAACCTCGGCCCCCAGGCACTGGCCTTCGAGCCCACGACTCCCGTCAAGGGTGTCCTGTCCCGAGGTGGGCAGTACCTTGTCGATCCCCACTGGGGGAGCATCCAGCACCGTGACATGCCTGAGAAGATCACAGGCTGGGTAACGACGGACATGAACTGGGAGGAACTCCCGGTCCTCGCCCAGCAGTGGGTGCTGTGGTCCGTAGCTGCTGACATGTGCACCCAGCGGTTCGGTGACCAGTCTGCCCAGACTCAGTTCTGTATGGCTCAGGTTCAGAAGATTGAACCACAGATGCACCTCGACCATGCTCGCTCAAAGCAGTACCGATTGACTTCCCACCGTGCCCTTGCATGCGGTGGTGACATCCTGGAATTCAACGGATCGAACTATGTATTTAGAGGATAGCATGCCCCCGCTGTGGCAGGGGGTCACGCAACAAGACCCCCAGTTCCACAAGCCTGGGCAGGTGCCCAACCTCGTGAACATGTTGTGTGATCCGGTCACCGGACTTCGTAGGCGGCCTGGTATCAGGTCCACTGCAGATCATGTGCCAGATGGCGGCTTCACGAACGATAGCCTGTTCCATCAGGTGGTAGAGGTGTCTGGCACTCAGGTCGTGGTTGGGGTCAACACCCACACGGGCCAGCTGTTCCTGTGTGCCCCGACTACAGGGGCTGCCTTCACCCAGTGGGACCCGAACGACTACTTCAAGGCTTCCAGCCGGTACTACATCCAGACGGCCATCGTCGGGGATCGCCTGTACGTGGCCAACCTGGAGAAGAAGCCAACCGTCGATCGGAACACCACCACACAGGCCCTTCGCGAGTCTGGCTTTGCCTATGTGTCCTCTGGGGCTTTTGGTAAGACGTTCCAGCTGCAGGTGTCATTCGCTGGGCCGTCAACAGGCCGCTCGGTATGGGCCGAGTACAAGACCCCCGACGGTTCCCAGCCTGGTGATGCTGAGAAGGCGACCCCTGAGTATATCGCGCACCAGCTGGTGACGAAACTACAAAACATCGTCATCAACTCCGGCCCCTGGAATGGCAAGAAGGTGTCGGAGATGATCCACATCGCCAACGAGGGTGGGTACATCGCCTTCCGTGCCAACCGTGCGGCGGGCACAGACCAAATCACATCGGTGACTTCCACCACTGGGGCAACCTGGATCGTGACCTCAGGCACCGGACACGTGCTGAACTCTGGAATGCTACCCGGTGTGAACCATTGGCTGCTTAACGGCGCTGTGTTCCGGGTGGGTTCTGGTGACTCTGCCCCGTACTTCCGGTGGGATGAGGACCGCAAGGCTTGGCTGGAGACGGCCGCCCCGAACAGCGTCACGAAGATAACGAACGTCCCTGTAGCCGTCTGGTGGAATGGCACCACGTGGCTGCACAACGCTCCGAACTGGTTCGCTGGCAGGAAGGCTGGGGACGATACGTCGAACCCTGAGTTTGCTTGGCTGACTGATGGCATCTCCGGTATCTTTGGGTACCAGGGCCGTCTGGGTATCCTGTCCGGCTCCAAGGTGGCCCTGAGTGCATCTGGGAAGCCCGAAGTGTGGTTCAGGACCACGGTGACTGAACTGCTGGACTCTGACCCCATCGAGGTGGCCACAAGCTCCCAGAGCGCTGCTACGTACACCCAGGCCATCCAGTACCGCAAGGACTTGCTCCTGTTTAGCGCCCAGCACCAGGCTTACATGCCGGGTGCCAACCGGGTGCTGACCCCGAGGAATGCCACGGTGCAGGGTATCGACCAGTATGGCGCCACCTCTCGGGTGGCTCCACAGGTCGTGGGCCCGACCCTGATGTTCTGCAGAGACCTGCCGGGTGATTTCACTGGGATCATGGAGATCAATCCGGCCACTCAGGTGGAGGGGGAGTACCAGATATTCGACAGCACACCACACCTGCCTCGCTACTTCAAGGGCAAGGCCAGGTTCTTCCGGGCTTCAGCGAATGCCCCCATGGCTGTGCTGGGGACCGATGACGATCTGACTGAGCTGTACGTGTACGAGTACGCCTTCGACGGGCAAGAGCGTATGCAGGCGGCCTGGCACCGCTGGGTGTTTCAGCACACCATCGTCGATGCTTACTGGGTTGGGCCTACGCTCTTCCTTGTTCAGGCTGAGGGTGACAGGCTTTTCTATGGTTCCATGGACCCCAGAGGGGACACAACAGCTTTCCACCTGGATCATTGGAAGAAGTTGCACTGGGATGGTCGCTTTTGGGTCATCAACAACACGAGTGCCCCTAGTTCACCATCAGGCGACCAGGTGTATTTCTACGCCAATCCTCAAGACCCCATGTACGGCTCCGAGATCATCGGGGCACCTGCGATCAGCACTGTGGCTGCGGCTGGCCTACCGTTCACTTCTAGGGTGACTCTGCCTGAGGTGTCCGTGACGGGCACTGACGGGCGGCCCGTACCCCTACGGGACAGCACAGTGTTGCGGTATGATATTGGGCTGAACGATGCCTATTCCGTCTGGGCTTACCTTGGACGTGGGCAGTGGGGCAACCGTAGGGTAGATATACCGACTAAGATAATGACCCTGCAGCCTAGACGGTTCACCAATGGTCGGCTGCAGCTGGGTCGGTCTTGGGTGGTCCCGAGGGCATACTGTCAGCTCATCACCAGAGTCAAGGCGAACGACCACTATGTCACCCTGGAAGCAGTCTCGGGGTACCGGATGAACATCACCGGTGTGACTTACGCACTGCAGTACACACCACTGTTCCCAAGGAGGCAGTAATGGTATGGTGGATGGCAGCCGCCTTTGCGGCGTCAGCGGCCACGTCGATCCTAGGCAGTCGGAAGCAGGCCAAGCAGGCCCAGGCTGCCGAGGATTGGCAGAACAGGTCCAATGCCGAGGCTGAGTCCAAGCAGATCATCAAGGATCGTCTGGCGACATCAGTTAGGAACGCGTACGCTACGGCTGCCAGGGCTTCGGCCCTGGCGGTCCAGAAGCAGCAGCTGGCCAATGGACAAGCCAACACGAGGGCTGCGGCTCTAGCGGCTACGGGTACCGCCAGGGCCAACAATGCCGCGACAGGAACTGAGGGGGCCTCGGCACAAGCCGTGGCCACCGATATCCAGACGAAGATGCAGGCCGATATCGATCAGCAGACTCTGAACTACAGTCAAGCTGTTGACGATACGAACCAGGAGCTTGATACCCAGCTGATGAACACCAGGATTGGTGCTCCAGATGGGGTCAGGAACTACTACTCCTCTGGGGTGGGCAAGTCCTGGAAGCAAGGTGCCTGGCTGGGCCTGGCCAATGCTGCGATTGGATTTGGCATGCAGTACATGAACGCCAAGGCCAGCCTGGGGGCTGGTGCGGCTGACAACACTCCCAAGAACCTGGGATCGGGCCTGCGGGCTTCTGTGAACAGGGCTGGGGGATTCTCAACGAACGCTGGTACAGGCCTGAAGATGGGTGGTGGTACCGGACTACGACTGTAAAACATGGCAATCCTGCGAGACTCTGAGCCGTTCCGTCGGCAAACCGATGACACCCGTAAGGCGGGGCAGTGGTCTGGTATTGGCCAGGCTGGGGCCTCGCAGGGTGCATCGCAAAAGCGCTTCCACAACAACGAAGGCTTTTACAATGCACTGGACCGATTGGGGGACACCCTCCACAAGGGTCTGCTGAAGAGACAGCAGATCGACTTCGACAACGCCTACTTGGCTGGCCAAGCCAAGGCTGGGATCATCCAGGCTGAGGATGAGATTCAGAACGACCCGCTGACCCGAGACTTCGAGGTGGCTGGGTACCGTCAGGCAATGACCAAGCTGGCCCTGGCGGAGGAGCAGCAGCGCTTCAAGGAAGACCTGCCGTACCTTCGGACCCTCGACGCAGAGGGCCTGGAAGGGTACATGACCCGCAGGCGGAACACGCTGAACCCGATGCTGGCCGGGCTGGCTGTGAAGGACCGTGCTGCCGCTGCTCAGCAGATGGCAGACCTGGACTTCAGCCACACCGTGCAGTGGAAGACCGAACGGCAGAAGTACATCATCGATGAGAAGATGGCTGCCACCACCACACAGCTGACTGCGTTCCTTCAGGACATGCACGAAGCTCAGGTGCAGTTCGACACTGGTCAGATTGACGAGCGCTCCTACCTGACCCGGATGGGCAGCTTCACCGAGGTGCTGAAAGCCACCTGGGATGACGACTCCCTTCCTCGTCAGGTCAAGGAACAGTTCACTGCACAGGCATTCCAGTCTGCCCTGCAGCAGGGGAACACGCAGCTGTACGACATCCTGACGTCCCAGAAGTTCGACAACGACATCGGCTCGGAAGAGGTGGATGGCCCGAACTACCGGGAAGCCAGTACCTTCCTGGCCCGGCTGCCTCAAGAGACTCAGAACCAGCTGGCTGGCATGTATGCCCAGGCTGAGCAGAAGCGCTCCTGGATGAAGAACTTCCAGGGCATCCAGACGGTGGCTGACCTGCGTGCACAGATTCATAACGAAGCCTACACCGGGAACCTCCAGGACTTCGACAGGCTGACCAAGCCTCTGATCCACTCTGGGGCCATGTCGGTTGACGAATACCAGCAGATGCGTGCCCAGCTTCAGTACGTCCGCAAGACGGCTGACGAGAAGGCTTTCAGCCCAGCCCCGTTCCTGTCAGGGAACCTGATGGAGCTGCTGGCCAACGGCACCACGCCTGATAAGGCTGCCCAGGCTACCGTGCAGCAGATGGCTGCCTCTGGTGCATCACCTGCCCAGATTCTCGATGCCATGACCACTGCTGCCAAGAACGGCATGGTGGCTGCGGCTGGGAAGCAGATAGGGCAGATGGCCGACGTGGCCATGCAGTCTGTGCTGTCCAACGACGGCAAGGTGCTGTCCCAGCACAAGGAGATGTTGGACTCGATCATCCAGAAGATGGACGACGAGGACAAGTCGGGCAATGTGTACTACCGGCAGACCATCATGGCCGGGATGTCCCCGGAGATGCGTGGTCAGTTCGAGGGGTACATGAAGAAGCTGAAGGCTGGTAAGTCGGTAGAGGTTGCTCTGTCGGAGATCGCCAAGGACGAGGCTGCTGCCAAGGCCATGCCTTCAGAGGCCCGCGCTGCCCGTGCTGCTCAGCTTCAGGACGTTTACAGCAAGGCTGATGCCATGGTCCGGGATCACCGGGGTCTGTTCGCCACCATGTGGCTGAAGGCGGGTGCCCTGCTGGGCGGTGAACAGTCTGCTGCCGAGCTGAAGCTCCGGACATCCGACTGGGCCTTTGAGGACAACCACTTCAAGACACGCATCTACCAGAACGCCATCCAGGGCGAAGTCCGTGAGGCCATCAAGAACATCGCCATGGCCAATCCGTCCTACGACGGGGACTCGGTGCTGGACCTGGCCCTGGCCGATGTGGCTTCACGCACCATCGAGACGAAGTGGGGTCCGGTGCCTCTGCCCCAGGGGTTCTACGACACCTTCGCTTCCAAGACAGGGCTTGGCCCAGGCCAGCAGTCCATGCTGGGCAAGGCCATCGACAACCTGACACGTGCTGGGCACGAGGGTGGATATGTCCATGTCAAGGTTGATAGCAACGGCCGTCTGATGGCTGACTCGTACGACAAGTCTGGGAACATGGATGCTCTGGAATCCCACGAGCTGTCCCCCGAGCTGATCCGGGACGAAGTCAAGCGACTTACCGATGCCGAGGCCAAGTACAACAACGCCGTCTACGGCGATGGGTACAAGGCTGAGGGCAAGGGTGGGTCGGTGATCTTCAACGGTGCCAACGCTGCTGGTGTCCCACACCCAGTGATGTTCACCGTGCGGTGGGTGCTATCCAAGTTTGAGGGAGTCACGGACACCCCGTACCAGGATGGCAAGTTCAAGTCCGTGGGTGTTGGGATCAACGAACAGAACCCCCACTACCCAGAGTCCGCCCGGAAGACAGGTAAGGCCAGCCCAGAGGACATCAACAAGTCCTTCGCCGCTGCGTCTGAGGCTGCTGTGAAGTCCGCCAAGAACATCCTCGAAGGTCTGGGGATGAACGTCGGCAACTCTGCCCTGCTGGAGATGGTATCGTCCATGGCCTATCAGGGTGGTGAAGGCTTTGCGATCGGCAAGACCCCCTCGGCGAAAGCCGGCAGGGCCATGCTGGAGGCAGTGAAGGAAGGCAACTACGACAAGGCCCTGGCTGAGTTCAAGAAGACCGCAGTGTACAAGGTGAGTCCTGAGGACCGCCGTCGGTACTATGTAGCACGGCTGCACACAGCAGCCACATCATCGAAGGTTCAGTAATGGCGAAATACTCTGTCCCAATGCCCGGCCGCTTCGGTGGCCTGCCTGAGATTCCCCAGGAAACCCTTGGCCCTGGCAAGGCATCTGCTCATACCGGCCCGGGCTGGGCAGAGTATGGTGACTACACAGTCCATGTCACTGACAAGTCCGAGCAGAACATCGCCCCTGCTCGGGAGTCCAGAGCAACACGTGCCCAGCGCCGTGACGCTCTGGACCACAGCATGTGGGAGTCGTTCCAGGCCGGTCTCATGGAGACCATCCCTGCCAAGGTGTTGGCAGCGACGTGGTACGGCCGTCCGGACTTCAAGGACGACACACCCATCAACCATCACACTTACCTGCAGAACACCCCCCTGGCCCTGACTGAGGCCGAGCGGGAGTTCTTCATGGACAACGCCCGCGGGCAGAAGTCTGCTGAGTGGGCACTGGAACGAATCAAGGACTGGCGTAGGGTCCGGGAGACCGAGTCTTCCCACGCCGTGACCGCCTTCGGCGCCTCGATGCTTGACCCGGTGAACGTGGTCCCTGGTGGCGCTGCAGTCCGCTACGCCGGTGGTATCCGGAATCGCCTGATCGCTGGTGCTGTCACAGGTGCCGCCAACGCAGGGCTGGAATCTGCCATGAGCCCTCTGGGTGCCAACCCAGTCGAGTCCGACGAGGTGCTATCCGCTGGTATCCTCGGTGGGATCACCGGGATGTTCTACCGTGCTCGGGTGAAGCCTGCCAAGGCCACGCCTGACAAGCCTGCAGACACGCCCGACACTCCTGCCCAGACACCTGCTCCACAAGCCCCTACAAGCCCCTCTACGGCCCTCGCAGCCCCGGGTAAGGCAACCACCCCAGCTCTGTCCCAAGAGTTCCCTACAGGCCCTTCTAGAGGCCCAGTAGCCGGTTTGCTGGAGTCCCCCTCGGGTGACATGCCACCATACTACTGGGGAGCCCATCGGCTGTCTGCTCCGGAAGTAAAGCCCGTGGCCCTGCCTGACCCAAACATCACGCTTAGGCTGGAAGGCCCTGCGACTGGTGTGGTTGGGAATGCCCAGGTGATCCCAATCCGGGAACCTGAGCTGCAGGTAATCGAAGGTCCGGCTCTGCTGGAAGCTCCTCAACGCGATCTGCAGAAGGCTCTGTTCTACGACAAGAACGCCAGTGCTGAGGACGTCGCCTTCAAGGATGTCGATCCGAAGACTTCCCCTGTGGTCCACCTGACCCAGGAAGAGATCGACAGCCTGGGACTCCCCCCGGACATCAAGATGCCTGTGGAGAACCCGGAGATCGTCGCCAAGTACCTCAAGGCTTCGGCCAATGATGAGCTTGGTGGGATCAAGGCCGGAGAACCTCTGAGGTTCGGCAAGCGTAAGGTCGAAGCCGCTAACGACGAGACCGTGGGGCACCGTGGTGCTGCCAACGACGATGTGGCCGGCAGGCACCTGCACGACACCGCATCCGCCAACGACGCTGACTTCGGTAACCCGAATCCATGGGAGACCACGTCCCGCTTCACTGACTCTGCCAACGATGTAGAATATACCCGTCCGGCCCTTCCGGCCCCTGTACGCGCCAAGCTTTTGGAGTACAAGGCAAGAAATTCTTTTGCTGTTAATGAGAATCGATTGCGTTTGGGGTACACTAAGGCTGATGTCGAATCGATCGAAGCTCAGAAGCACCCACGCAACGCCGAGAAGCGCATCGCCGATGCTGCGCACAAGGCTGCTGTAGAGGCACGAAAGAAGGCCACTGATGAAGCCCGTGCTGCTGCTCGTGAACAGCGTGAGGCCCACCAGGCTGCGCTGAAGGCTGCCAATGAGGCCACACGAGCTGCCAAGGCTGCAGAGGCGAAGGCCAAAGCTGCCGAGGCCAAGGCCAAGCTTCAGGCTGAGCGTGCTGCGAAGCGTGCGGAGGCCAAGGCTGCTGCGGCCCAGCGTAAGGCTGATCAGGCTGTCTTCAAGGCCAAGCAGGCACAAGCTGCTCAGAAAGCCTCTCAGAAGGCTTCAAACGGGCCTACAACGGCTTCGGTGAGTCAGGGTAGTACAACCCCCTCGGGGATGTCTCCGAATGATCCTGCGGTCCAGCAAGCGGCGCAGCACACTGCTTCCAAGCAGGCTACTGCCCAGCAGGGGCAGGCAGCTGCGGCTGGTGGTGGGTCTGGTAAGCCTCCGACACAGCCCCCGGCTGGCCAGTCGGCTGCTGCCCAACCCCCGGGTCCTCCCCCTGGCCCGAATGCCACTCTGGCACAAATCCTACAGGGAAATGGGCCTAACACCCTTGGGCACATCCCAGACCACGTTGGCAAGACGGTTGCGTCGAAGCTGGCTTGGAACATGCACAAGACCATGTCGAGCTGGGGCAAAGCCGGGCAGCTGGTTGCTGACCTGCTGTACGATGATGTGCTCAGCCCGGGCAAGGTGTCTGTGGAGTCCGAGCGTGCAGCTGCCCTGGCCCAGCTGAAGCAACACCAGCACAAGTTCACGGACATGTTCCGGGAGCGGATGAAGCAGGATGGCTGGGGTACGTGGGAGCAGATGACGCAAGGCCGTGGGTACTACAATGCCCAGCGCAAGCTGGAGCAGGACCTGTACGCAGAGATGGCCGCACGGCAGAATGCCACCGCCACGGGTGCGCCTCATGTCAGCACCCGGCCTGATCTGAAGGAGCTGGCTGACCAGCTGGACCTGATCCACCGTGAGGCCCTTGACGAGCTGAAGCGTGCTGGTGTTGAGAACGCTGCCGATCTGAAGGAGTCCTCTGGCTACCTGTCCCGCAAGTGGGACATGTACGGGATGGAGCATACCATCCAGCGGCTGGACAGCATGGGGCTGGATGGGAAGCAGGCTGTGGCAGATATGCTGCAGAAGTCGATCCTGGCCAGGACACCGCTGCTGCCCGCTGACGTTGCGATGGAGATGGCCAAGGCTATCCGGGACCGCACGCTCCGGAAGGGCTACTTCGAGGACAACATCGGACAGGGAGTCCCTGACGCCGTGAAGGCTACGGTGATCGATGGGATGAACAAGGCTGGTGTCCCCGACAGTGTGCAAAAGGCCGTGCTGGATGCTCTGGACGGTACCCAGGACGCCAACTCGGGTCCACGGTATCTGAAGTCTAGGATCGGCATGGACCTGCTGTCCGAGGTCACCCTGCCCAACGGGGAGAAGCTCAGGCCCATTGATCTGCTAGACACGAGCATCAACCGGAATGTGGACCAGTACCTTCAGAAGGTGGCCACGGACGCAGCTCTGGCCCGCAAGGGTCTGGGCAAGACATCTGACATCATGAAGGTCCGGGCACACCTGCTGCACAATATCGACCCGAAGCATCGGGCTGATGCTGCGGAGCTGTTCGACAACACCATGGCCTACTACAAGGGCATGCCCTCGGGGGCCAAGGTGAACGAGAACTTCCGTAGGGTCCGCGCGCTGGGCAGCATGACTGCGCTGTCGGCCTCTGGTCTATGGCAGCTGACTGAGATGGCCACCGTGCTTGGCAAGTTCGGCCTGGGAGCATCGCTGAAGGTCATGGCATCCAAGATGCCTGGCTTCAGGTCGCTGCTGGCACCTCAGAACGCCACTGCTCTGGAGCACCTGCTGTCGGACCACTCCGCAGGGAGTATCCGTCTGCAGCCGTTCCTTCGTCGGTGGGAAGACCTGCACGACATGTCCATTGGAAGTCAGGCCAACAGGTTCGATCTGTTCCTGGAAGCCGGTCAGAACCTGGTGCCCTACGCCAACGGTATGAAGTTCATCCACCACATGCAGGCCAAGCTGGTTGCCAACCTGATGACCCAGCAGGTGGAGAACGCTGCCAAGGGGAACAAGAAGGCCCGTACCCTGCTTCAGAAGCTGGGTGTGGACGATGCTGCCATGTCCCGACTCGAAGCTGCCTACGCCAAGCATGGGCTTGACATCGATGCCTGGGACGACGTGGATTTCGACGCCATCCGGCCTGCCCTCATCCGGGGGATGGATGACTTCGTGCTGAAGCAACGCCTAGGTGGCACACCGGCATTTGTGGCCTTCAATCCCGTGGGCAAGCTGCTGTTCACGTACCGCAACTTCGTTATATCGGCACACAACCAAATCCTGGTGCAGAACCTTGCGTCCAAGGACGGTGGTGCTCTGATGATGATGATGCTGTACCAGTACCCGCTGGCAGTGGTGGCTGCTCAGGCCAATGCTACGCTGAGGGGGCAGGATGACGCTGACCCGCTCAAGGATGCTCTGGGGCAGATGGGGGCCTTGGGCCTGCTGTCTGAACCGGTGCGCTGGGCTACGGGACAAGCCAATGCGTTTGGTTCCCCGGCCCTGATCCCGATCGACACTGGGATCAAACTTGGCCAGCAGCTATTGCACGGTGAAGCGTACAAGGCGGCTGGGACTGCAATCAAGGCCGCTCCCCTGATCAGCATCCTTCCGGGGGTGAAGGGTCTGGGTGCAGCAGTCTCGAATATGGAAGAGTAATGGCGACATTCGTCCGTGTCACATCGGATGGATCGCTGCGGACTATCGTCCTGCCCTTTACGTCACAGTACAGTGGGCAGGACGTTTCCGTCACGGCGATCACTGGCAGCATCCCAAACTGGGGTCTGTCCGGGAACACAGTGGTCTTTGGGGCCAATGTGCCTGCGGGTACCGTAGTGCAGGTAGCCCGCAAGACGCCGGCGAACATCCGGTACAAGTTCAGCCAGGGGGCTGCCTTCACGGCAGGCAACCTGGACTTTGACCTGCAGCAGCTTCTGAACATCTCAGAAGAAGCCCGAGACCTTGCCTCCGCAGGGATCGTAGGGAACCTGAACATGCAGGCCAATAGGATCATAAACCTTGGTTCCCCTCGTGACCTGTCAGACGCTGCTACCAAGCAGTACGTAGACGAGGCAGTGAGTGCTGTTCGTGGGCAGGGCTACTCGAACACGCTCCAGACTCTGGAGACTCGTGTCACGGTGGCTGAGGGGCGTATCAATGCCCACAGCGCGGCTGTTGAGTCCCTGTCCAACAGGGTACGTACTCTGGAAGGCATTCAATCACCGCTACCCAATGGTTTCTTCCAGAACGGGAAGGTGAACCCTGAGTTTCTACCCGACGGCAGGCCAGGTGGCGGAAATGCACCAGCCCAGACCTGGCGGTACGGATTTGTGCCGAAGGCTGTGGCAGCGCTGAGTGGTGCTCCAGTACATTACGACCTGTGGATGCATGACTCTGGCGATCTGCATGACCGTAAGCGATTCCGCGCAATGTGGTTCCTGGACGAAACCTACACGCAGGGGAGTCCGTCAAGTACCGTCACTACTTACCTGATGGACTATCGGGTATGGGAAGAGAATCCGACCATTCACCAGGGTAAGTCCCGCCTGACGTTCTACAAAGAGCTGACCGATGTCAAGGCCGAGCTAACTGATGCTACTGAGGCACTGCGCAACCGTGTCCGGGCTCTGGAGAACGGGGGGTCCGGTGGTGGTGGTGGTGGTGGTGGTACCGGCCTATCGGTGAACAGCCTCGGAGTCGCTGACCTGGGTGGGGCTACCCTGCGGAACATCGGGGCTCCGGTCCGTACCACGGATGCTGTTAACCTCGGTACCCTGCAGGAGATCATCGCCACTGACCATGCTGTGCTGGAAGAGAAGGCCAACACCTTCGTCCGGGCACTGGGTGTGGAGTTCCGGGACCGTGTCCTGCAGACAGAGAAGGCCGTAGACGCCCTTAGCGGGGTCGTAGAGCAGCTGAAGAGTCAAGGTGGGGGTACACCCCAACCGAGTCCTTCCCCGAGCCCCTCGCCGGCTCCTGGCGGCTCTACAGGCGGCATGAGCATGGGTGTGATTGCCCTGCCTCGATCGACTCCTCGGGTGTTCACCTCTGGGGTGGCAAACCCAGGCAAGGGTGTGTCCGGTGGCGCAACGTCCTATGCCTTCGGGCTGACCCCGGGCATGTGGGAGTTCCGTATCCATGCCAAGGGTGGCAACGTGGCTGACGTGTCCTTCGTTGGGAATGGTACCATGACCAGCTCCTTCGCTGAGTACACGATCCACACTGTTCAGAACTGCAGCCAAGTGACTGTGACTCTGCCGGCCCCCGGCACCTGGTCCTTCAGTATCACTGGCGTCTACATTGGAGCACAAGTTGGCTGACGTAATCATTGACGCTGGCGTAGATAACATCTGGTCCAGCGAAGTTCAGACGAAGATCAGGGCCACCGAGACTGGTGACACCATCACCCTGAAGGGTAACTTCACCCTGCAGGATCAGTTCCAAATCCTCGGTGGTGCTACCATCCTGGACCTGACTCAGTGCAACATCGAGGTTGCCCCAGGTGAGGGCCAGACGGCCTGCCTGCTGCTGAGGAACACCGATGGGCAGCCTCGCAAGGAGACCCTGTGGGTCAAGGCCAAGGGCTGCGAGATCACGTACAACCCTGGTGCCAAGGCAAACCCGGCCACCGCTGTCCTGTACATCATCGACATCCCAAATGTCCGTGTTGACGGCCTGACCATCAAGGACGTGGACCAGTGCAACGGCATTGTGGTCGAGGCACGGTCTGAGATCGTCAGCCCGGTGTTCACGAACTGCTCTGTGAAGTTCAAGGATGGCAGTGATTACGCGCACTCTGAGCATGTAGCCTGGAGGTTCAAGTCGAAGCTGCTGTTTGCTCCCGACACGAACAATCAGAACGACAGTACCCGGGCTGGCCGTATCGCAGGCCCATCGGGGCATGCCCAGGTGGAGTACCTGTACCTGACGAACTGCACTGCAGAGGGTGGGTACTACGGCTTTGACCTGTCCGGTGTGGTCCGTGGACGCATCCTGAACTGTGTGGTCTCGAACAACATGCGTGGTATGTCCCTGCAGGACAAGACCTATGCTGTCTCGGTCGAGCACTGCCGGGTGTATGAGAACGAGTCGGCGGGTATCCACCTGGCCTACGGCTCTGAGTATTGCCTCATCGCCAACTGCCTGGTATGGAGTACCCGCGCTACTGGTGAAGCTCTGATGCAAGCCTACGTGGGTACGAAGTCCAACACGTTCAAGAACAACGCTGTGTTCAGCTCGGGGAACCCCACCCACGCCTTCCAGGGCGCCCTGGGTGAGTTCCTGTGGGTGGAGAACTGCACTGCCCGGGTAAGCTCCGTAGCTCACGCTGTGGTGGCTTCTGAGGCCCAGTGGGACACCAATGTGAACGGTACGTGGCACTCTCGGTCCCGTGCAGCCGCGAACCAGAACGGTCTGAATCAGAACCTGGACAACTACGTCTCGGTGAAGAACAGCACCCTGCTTCTGGAGAGTGGCATCCCTCTGATGTCCGTGACCTCAGCTGTCCTGGCTGATGGGCAGGGGAAGGCTACCACGAAGTTCGACAATGCTACCCTGGCCCAGCCTGGGCTGAGTCAGCTGGTTCGTGTCCAAGCCAAGGATGGGCAGACCCTGCCCATGCCTGGTGGTATGCATGGTCCGATCCCCCAGGAAGCTGGTGGTTCGATGAACATCGTGGTGACTGGCCGGACTGGGAACGACTTCGAGACTCGGGCTACTGGTCTGCACCGGTTCGGCTTCAAGCCTGTGGGTGGTGGGACTCCGGCACCCCAGCCCCCGACTCCCCAGCCCGGGCCGGTACCTCAGCCGCAACCGCCTACACCACAACCCCTGCCACCGACCCCGCCAGCCCCAGGTATCCCCGAGGAGTCTACCCTGGCAGGGCTCAAGGGTACGAACCTGGTGGCCGTCATCACCTACCCAGAGGAAGCTGGTATCCAGACCCGTCAGTGGGCAGACTGGGTTGCATTCTTCGAGGTTACCGATGGTGAGGTCACGAAGTGGCCGGACAACATCACTGTTCCTCAGTGGAGTGGTTCCCGTGGGTTCCCTGCAGTGGTCCTGCCGAAGAACGGCAACGTCAAGGCAGAGTGGAAGAACCTGACCCGGACGTACGTCGAACTCGACGGTGGTCTGGGCTACGTGGGCTCACACAGCACCATCAGTGGTGTCCAGTGGTACGCTCGTGGCCCTGGCATGAAGATCGCCAACCCGACTATCGCCAAGGACCGTACCACAGGCAAGGCTGTCGAGGTCACTGAGAACCCTGTTACCCTGCAAAACACCGTGGGTTCAATCGCCCCCTCTGGCTACGCTACCTTCGTGTGGGTCAAGGATCTGGCTACCAAGACCTTCCAGTTCGTAGCCATCCGGAACGGCGAGGCTGTGCCTATCCCTGCTGGTGACTTCTTCACGAAGTCCATCACGTTCACCGATCCCAAGAACTTCCCGTGCATCGTCTGGGATGGCGATGGGTTCCCGAACGACTCGAAGCTGCGTGACATGGCCCATACCTGGGCTACGGTCCCGGTTGAGTTCAGTGGTCGTGTAGGCCCCCACAATGCTGGGGACAAGCTGAGCATAGCCAACCCTGCCCGTACGAAGCTGATGACCAGTGGTGGTACGACAGTGGACATCGTTGAGTCCTCGGTAACCGCGTGGTTCCCGCAGGCACCTAGTGCAGGTGGGGGCAGCAGCGGTGGTTCTGGTGGTGGTGGTGGTGGTTCCGGAAGTGGTAACGTTCCGTCCACCCCTAGCGCTCGGGAGCGTGTAGCCCGGGCTATCCGTGGTGTGGGCAAGGGGCATGAGCTGAATGGGGCGGTACCTATCCCATGGTTCACGGACACCGCAGGACGTAACCTGCGTCCGGGCTCTCCCCAGCCAGGGGTGCATGCACAGGCGGACGGCGGCTCCACCCAGCTCGGGGGTGTTCAGAAGTTCTCGGACGTTACCGGGGGCTCTCTGTACAACCACAATGGGAAGTTCCTGTGGGGCGGTGCTCCGGTGAGCATGCGTGGTTCAGACAAGGTGCTTGACCTGTTCAACACCTGGTACGTGCTCCTGCCGTGCTACGGCTGGTCCTACAACCCGAACACACATGTCCACATCCGTGAGGCCCGTGTGTATGTCCTGCCGAAGGGGCAGACCCGCTGGGTGCTGGCTGCCAAGCAGACAGGCAGGGCCATTGGTAACTGGGCCAATGACTTCCTGAACGACATGCACAGTGGCCAGTCCCCGTGGAGGATCGGTACGAACACCAATGAGTACGCGGACATCCTGTGCCCGACGGTGCCTCAGAACATCACTCACGGTGGGTCCACAGACTTCCCGGGTTCTGAATACCTGAAGACAGGTAGCTGGGATGGCCTGCTGTACGAGGTGGATGCACGTCTTGCTCCTGGAACCCCGTCCAACGCCAAGGTGGCCATCCAGGTTGGTCTCGACCGTAAGGCTACGGGTGTGGGCAAGGGTCCGGACGACTTCTTCCCTGGTGCGTACCTGTCGAACCTCCGGCTGCTGTCCACCGAGTGGCAGACGTTCTCGTGCGTCAACGCCGTCTCTGGCCAGGACTCCAACGCTGGTGGTAAGCAGGTGGACGATGCTCGTCTTCTGAACACAACCTTCCCTGACTGATGACGGCCTTACAGGCCTAATAGGAGAAGCAATGGAAGCATCCCTGCAGCAGCAGCTGCAGGATGCCCTCTGGAAAGTAGCCGAGCTGCAGGTCAAGTCCTTCCAGGACCGCCTGCAGCAGGATATGGCAGATGGCATCCCGACAGACGCTGCAACCCTCACAGCAATCACTTCTGCCCTGAAGCTCCATGGGGTGCACCTGGGTGCTTCCCAGCCGGCTGTCGAAGACCCCGTATCGGATGTCCGTGGGCAGCTGGATGAGCTGAAGGCCAGACTGGCCCAACGCAGACAGGCCCTCACCGCCGAGACCGTGTCAAGGGTTCTGCAATGATTCGTTCTGAAGAAGAACGTCTGAGGATTGCCTTGGAGACATCCGAGGCATTCCCGGAGTTCCTGGACTTCGCATGGCTTGCTGCCGAGAAGTACATCCCCGGATTCCATGTCATGTCTGCTGTGCAGGAGGACATGTGCCGGTACCTTCAGTACGGTCCGCAGAAGCGCATGCTTCAGGCTCAGCGTGGTGAAGGCAAGTCGTACATCACGGCATTCTATGTCGTGTGGAGATTGATCCAAGACCCCAAGGAGATCATCCTGGTGATGTCCGCGGGTAAGGAGCTGGCTGAGCAGATGTCCCACCTGCTTACCCAGATGATCATGAGCTGGGACATCCTCGAATACATGGCCCCGTCGGCCAACGACGGTGACCGTACTGGGGTGAAGTCCTTCGACATCCACCGGATGCTGAAGGGTCTGAACAAGTCCCCCTCCATCTCGATCGTGTCATCCCGTACAGCTCTGCCTGGCCGTCGTGCCTCGGTTGTGCTTGCCGATGACGTGGAGTCGGATGAGAACGCCCTCACGGCTGCTACCCGTGAGAAGCTGCTGAACAAGTGCCGTGAGCTGTCCCGCATCTGTACCCATGGTGATGTGATCTTCCTGGGCACCCCCCAGACGAAGGACTCGATCTACAACTCCCTGGAGCGGATGGGGTACGATGTCCGTGTGTGGCCTGGCCGTTACCCTGCACAGGGTGAGGACATCTACGGGTACAAGCTTGCCCCGATGATCCGTGAAGCCATGGACGCCGATCCCAGTCTGAGGACAGGTGGTGGGATGTCCGGGCGGATGGGCAAGCCTACAGACCCTACCCGGTACACCGAACAGGAGCTGCAGGACAAGGAGCTGGCAGATGGCCCAGAGCAGTTCGCTCTGAACTACCTGCTGGACACAAGCCTGTCCGATGAGATTCGGCTGCAGCTGAAGGTCCGTGATCTGATCGTGGGTGCCTACCCAACAGACCATGTGCCTGACCAGCTGATCTGGAACAGGGACAACCCGAACCGTGTGCCTCTTGATCCGCTCTTCCCCCTGGTGGGTGTGGAGCTGTACTACGGCATCCGGACTGGGGAGCGTTTCGAAGTGCCAAGCACTGTGTGGTGCACCATTGACCCATCGGGTGAGGGGGCTGACGAAACGGCCCTTACAGCCGCTTGTGCCGTGGGTGACAACATCCATATCCTTGGCATCGATGCGTTCCGTGGTGGGCTTTCTGAGGCCAACCAGGACCGTTTCCTGGGCTTCTTCAGGAAGTACAAGGTGACTCACATCCGTGTGGAGTCCAACATGGGCCATGGCCTGTTCGAGCTTGGGCTCAGGAACCTGCTGAAGGGGACTGACCTGGCTCACCTGGCCAGCTGTGTCTCCGGGGACTACAGCACGGGTCAGAAGGAGCGTCGGATCATCAACACGATCCGTCCTGTCCTGGAACGGCACCGCCTCGTGATCCATGAGGATGTGCTGAAGCAGGATGCCCAGTGCTGCGTGGCATACGGTATCGGCGAGCGATCGAGCTTCAGCCTGTTCCACCAGATGTCGAACATCACCACCGATAGAGAATCCCTATCCCACGATGATAGGCTCGACTCGATGGCTATGGCTGTGCAGCTCCTAGCCCCCGCCATCATGGCAGACCCTCAGAAGCTTGCAGAAGAGCGGGAAGCACAACAATGGAAGGAGTGGGTAGACTCCCTATTCAACCCCAAATGGAAAGACAAAGCACATTCTGGACTTGGTGGTCCTACACCATGGGATCGATAACAACCGTCATAGGAGCGATCGACATGCAGACTGTTGCCGTGGTCGTGGGTATCCTCGCTACCCTCGGCACATGGCTTATGAACTGGTGGTACAAACGGAAGGAAGACCGAAGAGCAGCTGAGTCCCACGAGTGGGAACGGCAGGCCCGCTTCGGTATGCTGAAGTGATGGGAACATGGATACTTAGGCTGGCTGCCGGCCTTACTAGGCTGGGAGGCTTCGCTGTACCTAAGAAGCTGCTGGCCATCCTCGGCCTTGGGGCTGTGGTGGCCGTAGGGGCCTCCTACAGCCTCTACAAGGCTTCGGTGAATACGGATAAGGTGATTGCCCTATCCAAAGCATTGGAACGCTCTGAGGCCCGCATAGGGGCCCTGGAAGGCATCGTGGCTGAACAGGCTGAGGTGCTGAAGCGTCATGCTCAGGTGAAGGAGAAGCAGAATGCTGCGCAGACCAAAGTACGGCAGGCTGCTGCTGGTCCTGGCCCTGTTGATCATGCCCGGGTGCAGCGTGCTGCAGAAGAGGCCCGTAGAGCCCTCAGGAGCCTCTCAGAGCCTCGGCAAGGTAGTTCCCCCACCCGTGTGTCTGGAACGCCCTGAGGGTCCTCCTGACGCGTCTGAGGGGGATCCTTGGGGATCGGCTCTGCAGTTCCTGCTGTGGGGGAATGAACAAGCGCTTGCCAGGGAGCTGTGCAGGCTGGAGATACAAAGGAGTCTAGATGGACCTGGGAACACTGACAAGTGATGCCCCCAAGTACAAGAAGCGTGTGGGTAAGGGCTGGGTACAGATGCATGGCCTGTACAACCTTCGGATCGGAGCGTCTGGGAACCAGGTGGCTGTCCGGTTCCGGTCTGAGCTGACTGGGAACCTGCAGGCCATTGGGTTCTATGCTCAGTCGGGCAGTGGCTATGCCCTGGGGAATGGTGGGAGTGCCACCATAACTCTGAGGGAAGATGCTGGTGGGAGACTGGGTGCCATCCTTGGGACCAATACCCACAGCTTCTCTGGGGATGGGCATAGCGCTGCCTCTGGTAAGGCCATCCAGACCCGTGTGAACCTGACTGGTCACATGATTGCTGGCCGGCACTACTGGGTGGTGTTCGAGAATGGGGACCAGGGGAACTACACCAGCTTCAACAATGCCAGCCTTCGGAAGGACATGGGGGCACAACCTCATGTCTGGCAAGACCCCAATGACTGGTCTGTCTGGTATGGCCCGCTGCACAACCTTCAGAACTACAGCACTGGTGCTCATCCGCAGCTGAAGGCTTACCCCATCCTGGCCCTGCATACCGATAAGGGCACCTTCGGGTACACACCCATTGAAGGTGGTGCAGTACAGAGGAACACAACTCGGAATGGACCCCTGACCTGCTACGAAGGGAAGAAGATCGCTCAGGTCTTCCACAACGTCCGGGGACAGCTGGAGGGGCTCTCCGTAGCCCTTGGACCGTCTGTCCAGGATCAGGTCTTCAGGATCACCATCAAGGGTGTCAATGAGGTGGGCATGGAGGTCACCTGCTTGTGGAAGGAACCACAGGAGCGTGAAGCCCTGATCACGAACTACTACGCCAGGGTCTATCCATGGTGGCACTGGTTCATGCCGTCCGCTGCCTTCGCCTCTGGGGATGTGACGGTCACCATTGAGTCTGACCAGATGTTTGGGTGTAACCCCATCCGCTGGGGCGGTCCCTTCCAGTATGGTGGGAAGCCTGTCTATACCGCTGATGGCCAAGACACAGGCTATGCCATGGCACTGTTGCCCAATGGACAGTTCCTGCCTATCAACCACAATGCATGGCAGAGCAGTGCCTCCAACAAGGAGTCCCAGTGGCCCATGACCCTGCATCTTCTTTAGTGGTGGTATCCACTGGTCTATGGCGGTGGTATCCACCGTACAGCGCTGGTGGTATCCCCTGTGTATCCACCACCTGACGCTGGTGGTATCCACCATCAAGCACTGGTGTAGTGCTGACAAGCACTGGTGTAGTGCTGACAAGCACTGGTGTAGTGCTGACAAGCACTGGGGGTCCCACACACCACACACCACACCACACACCACACCACCCCCCACGGGGGGAAAGACGCCTGAATGTCGAGGGGGTGCCTCACAAGGCTATGACCCCTGTGGGACCTTGCGAGTGTAGCGAGCACGTTGCCAGTACATGGCACAGACATTGCCAGTGCAGTGTGAGATTGCTAGTGCAGTCCTGGTGGTCCTGGTGTTGGACCGAACAGCACTCAGAGACTGTGTGGTAGTGGTGGTATCCCATGGTATCCACAGGTGGTCGAAGGGGTATGGCAAAGGGTGAGGACAAAGGGTGAACAAAGGGTGAAACTCGAAAGGGGGAGCAGGAACCCTGCCCCCACCCACCGACCCAACCCAACGCCCTTGCCTTCCCCTTGTCTTCAACACTGCTGTGCCTGTGTTGGGTGCTGTTCGGCACTGGCCAGTGCTGTTCGGACTGAGGTCATGGCACTGCTGTTCGGTCTGGGGTATCCACGGTCTACGCCATGGCCTTGGGGCTGTGGTATCCATAGGCTACGGACTGTGGTATCCACCAGGATGGCATGGGTGGTATCCACACCTGTGGGGTGGGGGGTATCCAC